GAGTTTTTTTATTGATTAGCCCACTTTCAGCATTATATCGGCTATAAACAAAAATGCGAGTCAAAGTGCACAAAGGTAGTTATTGCTACCTTCGACTGGAGAGTTACATTAATGGTAAATGAGCAGTCTGCTAAGCTGTTGTCCTGATGGACTTACAGGTTCGAGTCCTGTACTCTCCGCCAAACATAATATTATATAAAATTGGAGGTGAAGTAGCATTGAAATTANTTAAAAACTTAAAAATCTAAAAAGTTCTAAAGTGGAGCATATTGAAAGATTATAACAAGCAGCAATTGGTGAAATAGGTTCTTTCAGAATATAAAAAAGTCAAGCGGGTCTCGCGAATCCCGAGCTCCACCTGAATATTGGTCAAAAATTAAACAGTTTCCGTTCCAAAGGAGTTAAAGATGAACACAAATGAAAAAATCGTTAGTAGCCCTGAACTTGCGGAGATGTTTGGGGTGAGTGATAGATATATCCGTATGCTTGCACAAGATGGTGTTGTAAAGAAAAGTGGAAACAGAGGTAAATATTTGCTCGTTGAGAGTGTAAAAGGTTTTGTTGAGTTTATAAGAGAACAAAACTCTGCTGATGTAGACTTGAAAGACACAAAACTTAAAAAAGAAACTGAAAAAATTGAAAAAGATATAGAACTAAAAAGTATAAAAATATCAGAATTAAAAAATGAACTGCACTCGGCAGAGATAGTTAAGAAAGTTATGACTGTTATGCTCACAAATTTAAAGGGTAAATTATTAGCTGTACCTAATAAAATCGCCCCTTTGGTTGTGGGTTGCGATAATCTTGGAGATATCCAGGATATAGTTTTGAGTTCTATAGAAGATGTTTTGCTGGAATTAAGTGAATATAGTCCAGAATTGTTTAAAAATAAAAACATAATCCTGGAAGATGAAGAAGAGGTGGAAGATGAAAAAAGCAAAGGAAAAGGATCCAATAGAAAATCCAAGTCTAAGAAAAACAATTAATCTATTTGCTGACATATTTCAAACCTTGAAGCCTCCACCAAAGTTGACTATAGATACTTGGGCTGATTCATATAGAATTTTAAGTTCTAAGACATCAGCTGAACCAGGGAGATGGAAAACTGACAGAGTACCATTTCAAAGAGAAGTAATGAAAGCTATCTCTGATAAAAAAACAACAAAAATAGTTATGATGTATGGAGCTCAGTTATCTAAGACAGAAATTTTATTGAATGTATTTGGCTATTATGCTGACTATGACCCTGCTCCTATCATGTATCTTTTGCCGACTAAAGATTTAGCAGAAGACTTTTCTAGTACAAGACTAGATGACATGATACAGAGTACACCTCAATTAAAAAATAAAATACTGAACAAAGTTGATGGAAGAGATACCAAGTTACAAAAGGAATTTGTTGGTGGGTATATTACATTGGTTGGAAGTAATTCTGCTGCAGAGTTATCAAGTAGACCTTTGAGAATTCTACTTGCAGATGAGGTGGACAGATTCAAAAGCGATGTTGGTGGAGAAGGAGATCCATTAAACTTAGCGATTGAAAGAACTAAGACTTTCTGGAATAAGAAAATCGTTATAACTAGTACACCAACCATCAAAGGAGACTCAAGAGTTGAGAAAGAATATGAGAATTCGACAAAAGAAGAATTTTATATACCTTGCCCAAAATGTGGCTCATTTCAAAAATTGGAATGGAGAAACATAATCTTTGAACCAATTGGGCATAAATGCTCTGATTGCTTGGAAATTTCAAGCGAACATGAATGGAAAAGAAATATGATACATGGCATATGGCAACCGCAAGAAGATGTTGAAGACTGGAGTGTTAGAGGCTTTCATATTTCAGAGTTATACAGTCCATTTTCAACATGGCCAGAAATCATAAAGAAGTTTAAAGCGGCAAAAGGTAACATGCAGATGATGAAAGTTTTTACAAATACCTGTCTTGGCCAAACATGGGAAGAGAAAGTAGAAAAGATAGATTTCTTAGATGTTTCTAAGAGAAAAGAAGAATATACTGCAGAAATTCCTGACCAAGTTCAAGTTTTAACCGCTGGAGTCGATGTTCAAGACGATAGATTAGAAATTGAAGTTGTAGGTTGGGGACTTGGAGAAGAGTCTTGGGGTATTTACTATAAACAATTTATAGGCTCACCTGGTCAAAATGATGTTTGGGAGCAACTGGATAGATTCCTGGAAACAGAGTTTGAGTATGCAGATGGTGAAAAAATAAGAATCCTATGTACTTGTATAGATACGGGAGGACATTATACACAAGAAGCGTATCAATACATCAAACCTAGAGAGTTTAGAAGAGTATTCGGTATTAAGGGTAAAGGTGGAGATGGAGTAGCTTTTGTATCTAAGCCTTCTCGTACTAACAGAATGCAAATATCACTGTTTACTTTAGGAGTTAATACTGGGAAAGAAACGATACTTGCTAGACTAAAAATTGAAGAACCAGGATCTATGTATATGCACTTTCCAAATAACGTAGACAGGGGCTATGATGAAGCATATTTCAAAGGATTAACATCTGAAGTTAAGACTACTGTTTGGGAAAAAGGAGTAAAAAAAACTATCTGGAAAGTAGTAGGAACTAAGAGAAATGAACCCCTAGACTTGAGGAACTATGCTTATGCAGCTTTAAAAATAGCAAATCCAAACTTAAGTAAAAAATATACTGTTGAAGCCACAAAAAAGACTACAAAAGTATCAAAAAGAAGAGTTTTATCGAAAGGAGTGAGCTTATAAATTGAATTACACTAGAGAAGAGTGTTCACAGATGATTGAAACCTATAGAAAGGCAGAAATAGCTGTGTTAACTGGAAAAAGTTATAAAATTGGCACAAGAGAGCTTGTAAGAGAAGATTTATCTGAAATTAGAAAAGGAAGAGCCTTCTGGGAGGGCGAACTTGACAAATTAAATAATAATGGAAGAAAAAAATTAGGAAGAAGAGTAATACCTAGAGATTTATAGGTTTTAATCTTCTTTTTTTTGTTGCAAAAGGAGGTGAAAAATGAATTTATTAGATAAAACTATTGCTTTTTTTAATCCCAAAAAAGCTCTTGAAAGAGAAGTAGCTAGAAAAAAAATAGAAATTCTTAACACGGGTTACTCAAATCATGGAGCATCTACAACAAAAAGTTCTATGAAGGGCTGGATTTCTACTGGTGGAGGAGTCAAAAAAGACATCTACAAGAACAGGAAAAAGTTAGTAGAACGGTCAAGGGACTTGTATATGGGAGCACCTGTTGCTCAAGGAGTTATGAAGACTATTAATTCTAACGTTATTGGTAGTGGATTAAAGCTAAAATCAGCAATTGACTATGAAACTTTAGGGATTAGTGAAGAAGAAGCCGAAGCAATTGAAACTACAATTGAAAGAGAATTCAAATTGTGGGCTGATAACAAGATTGAACAGATGGGAGTTTTGAATTTTGACCAGGTTCAAGACCTAGTCTTCTTAACTATTCTCTTGAACGGCGAATGTTTTGTAAAATTTAACTATTTTGTAACACCAAAGAATCCTTATAGCTTAAAGCTACAAATAATTGAGCCTGATAGAGTTATGACACCTTCTATGTTGCAAAACGATGAGAGCATTGTTGATGGAGTGAAAATCGACAGTAATAATAGAATCTCTGGATATTATGTTGCAAGAAAACACCCACTTGATGTGTCAGGAAACGTAGAAACGGACTTTATTTCAGTTTATGGAAAGCAGGAACAACTGAATATATTACACATAATGCTAGCTGAAAGACCTGAGCAAGTCAGAGGTATACCTATTCTATCTCCAGTAATTGAAGCCCTGAAGCAACTGGATAGATATACTGACGCAGAACTTATGGCAGCAGTTGTAAGTGGAATGTATGCGATATTTATTGAAAGCGATAAGGACAATGCTCAAGGGGCTAATATTGCAGATCATGAAGTCTTAGATGAAACTGAAAAGATTGATACAAACACAGATGAAAACATTGAATTAAGCCCTGGAATAGTTGTAGGATTAAATCCAGGTGAAAAAGCAAAAGAAACTAATCCTGGCAGACCAAATGCACAGTTCGACCCTTTTGTAACAGCAATTCTAAGACAAATAGGAGCTGCTTTAGAAGTTCCTTATGAGTTACTAATTAAGCATTTTACTGCTAGCTATTCCGCAAGTAGAGCTGCTTTATTGGAAGCTTGGAAAATGTTTAGAAAGAGAAGAGATTGGTTCTCTAGCAATTTTACACAAGTAGTATATGAAGAATGGTTAAGAGAAGCATATTTGCTAGGTAGAGTAGATATGAAGAACTATGGAGAAGATCCATTGCTAACAAAAGCTTGGAGTGGAGCTCAATGGAATGGACCGAGTCAAGGACAACTTGACCCACTTAAAGAAGTCAAAGCAAGTACTTTAAGAGTTCAACAAGGATTCTCTACTAGAACAAAAGAAACTGTCGAGCTTAACGGGGGTGATTTTGAGCAAAATGTAAGAATCTTAGCAAAGGAAAACAAATTATTAGAAGAAAAAGGAGTGATGATTAACAATGCCGAAAATGACAAAGAAGTTTTGGAACATAACGAAGAATGACGAAGCTAAAAGTGCAGACATCGTAATGTATGGAACCATTGGTTCAGATGAGTTCTGGGATGACGTTTGTGACAAAACAATTAAAGAAGAAATCGGGAATTTAGGTGATGTAGAAAACATAAATCTACATATTAATTCACCTGGTGGAAGTGTGTTTGCTGCGGTGGCAATAGCAAACACTTTAAAAAATCACAAGGCTAAAGTTACAGCTTTCATAGATGGTCTTGCGGCGAGTGCAGCAACAATTATAACTAGTGCTTGTGATGTTGTAAAAATGCCAAAAAATGCTATGTTTATGATACATAACCCATTAACATGGGCTTATGGAAATAAGCAAGAGTTGGAAAAAACTGGAATTCTTTTAGATAAGGTTAAAGATAGTATCTTAGAAACTTACTTAGCTAAAGCTAAAGGCAAAACGAAAGAAGAACTATCTGCACTTATGGACGAAGAGAAATGGTTTAATGCTGAAGAAGCTAAAGAGTATGGATTTATCGATGAGATAGTAGGTGAAGTAGAAAATCTACAGAATGTCAATAATTTACTGATTGTAAACAGTCTAGCATTTGATATTTCTAAATTTAAAAATTTTCCAGGATTTAAACCTGCAGAACTTGTAACTGAACCTACTCCTGGAGCAACTCAAAATGCAGTTACAAATACAGAAGAAATGACTGTAGAAAAGTTTAAAGCTGATTACCCAGAATTGTATGAAAATATAGTTAATTCAGCAGTTCAAGGAGAAAGAAATAGAATAGAAGCAATTGAAAATCTTGAAATAGCAGGATTTGATGATGTTGTAAATACAGCTAAATTTAAAGAACCTGTAGATGCTGCAAATCTAGCATTAAAAATATTAAATATCAAAAAAGAAAAAAACAAAGAGACTCTTAAAAACATACAAGAAGAGAGTCAAGCAACACCTGTTCCTGTAGCACCAAGAGCTGAAGAAGGTTCAGGAAGTGTTGTAGGAATACCAGTAAATAATATTTTAAAGTATATGAATAAAAAGACAGGAGGTACAAAATGAGCTTTATAGAAAAAGGTAATGAGTACGGAGTTGACCAGTTATTAAGTGGTACAGGTCACAAAGTTATGGAATTAGAAGTACCACAAGGGAAATCAGTTAAGAGAGGGCAAGCAGTAAATGCAAGTGCAGAATTATCTGATGGAACAGATTTATTTGGAATAGTTTTAGAAACAGCTGATGGAACTACAGCTAAGACTAAAACAACTGTTGTAGTGTTTGGAGAAGTTATTTTCGAAGGACTTGAGTTAAAAGCAGCTACAGTAAAAGCTGATTTTATCAAAAAAGCTAGAGAAAAAGGAATAATAGTAAAAGAATTAGGAGGTAGATATTAATGGCAGTATTATTAGAATTTTTAGGACTATATGACCAGTCAGTTATAAAACCAAAGACATTTATTAGAGACATGTTTTTTGCAAAACATGAAACTCATGAATATCCAAAATGGGAAATTGAGTATAGAAAAGGTAGACAATTAGTGGCTCCTTTCGTATCTGAATTAATCCCAGGAACTGAAGTAGTAAAGAGAAGTTATGCATCTAAATACTACTCTGCACCGAAGGTAGCACCAAAGAAAACATTCTCTGCACAAGAAATTTACTTTGCTAAATCAGCAGGAGAAACTATCTATGGAGGAATATCTCCAGAGGAGAAAAAGGCAAAATTAATTGGAGAAGCTTTCGCAGACTTCGAAGAACAAATCTCAAGAAGAGAAGAGTTAATGTGTATTGACTTAATGTTCAAAGGTTCAATAGTAGTAAAAGGAGAAGGTGTTGAGGATAAAATTGAGTATGGAACACCTCAAGAAATTACTCCTACTGTATTATGGACTCAACCAAACGCGGATATTTCAGGAGACATAGAATCTGTAATAACTTTAATAGGGGAAACTACAGGGCAAAGAGTTGAGCATATAGTTATGGATCCAGTTGCAGCAAGATTATTTACTCAAAATGAAAAGATAGCTAAATTACTAGATATTAAAAATGCTAATTTTGGGCAAATAGATCCTAAAGAATTAGCAAGCGGGGCTATATATATTGGAACTTTAGCTCCTTACAATATCCCTATCTACTCATATCAAACTCAACATTCAGTGTTAAAAGCTGATGGAAAAACATATGATACAGTGAAAATGATTCCAGAAGGAAGAGTGTTATTTGCACCATCTAATAATACTTTACACTACGGACCTGCTGCAGATATAGCTAAAGGGATAATAGTTGCAGAAAGAGTACCTTTTGAAGATGAAGATACAAAAATTAATACTCTTGAAGTAAGAACAGAATCTAGACCATTACCTGTTCCATTCGACATTGATGCTATAAAAGTTTTAAAAGTTAAGTAAGGAGGGGCTGTATGAAATTAAAAGTTAAACAATCACTGATTTACTGTGGGATAGTTTATAATCCAGGTGAAGTAGTGGATATCTTAGAATCAGATATCATAGAAAGAGTTAAATCCCTTGAACTTGTAGAAGCTGAAGAAGTAGTAGAAAATGAAGAGATAATAGAAACTGAAAATCTTGAAGAAGCTACTGAAGAAACTACTGAAGAAAACACAGAAGTTGAAGAGACTACTGAAGAAAACACAGAAGTTGAAGAGACTACTAAAAATTCAAAAAAATCTAAAAAGGCTTAATTATGGGATTTAAAGAAGAAGTAGCTAGCGATATAGTAGATGTTTTTCTAAATTCGGAAGAATTTGGAGATACACATACCATAGGAAAAAAAGAAACTGTCTGTGTTATCGATGAGGAGAGATTTCAGAATAAACAAAGAAACAGAACTAAATCTTTAGAGAATGAAGGGTTATTTATGGAAGGTATAACACTCTTTATAGAAAAGTCCTTCTTTAAATACCCGCCTCATTCTGGAGAAAAAATCTTAGTAGATGGTGTTAGATATTTAGTAGAAGAAACTAAGGAAGACATGGGTTTATTGGAAATAGACTTAACGAGGTACGATGAAAAATGATAGGAATTAAAGTTGAAGCTACTGGAATAAATGAAGTTATCAATACTCTTGGAAAGTATGAGAGTGAGTTACCAGGCTGCATTTCAAGGGCTATTAATCGTTCACTTGAGATGGTAAAAACTGAGCAAATCAGAAAGACAACGGAGTCTTATTTTGCTCAGAAAAGTAAGTTGCTTAGTAGTGTTAATATTTTTAAAACTAATAAAAGTAATTTAACGGGCTCTATCATAAGTAATGGTAGAGTTATAGGGTTAGACCACTTCAAGCTAAATCCCAAGACTAGAACAAAAGGAAAAATAGTTCAAGCTGCTGTTAAAAAAGGTGGGTATAAATCTTTACCAAACGCTTTTATAGCATATAAAAATGGACATCTGGGAGCTTTTGAAAGAACGGGTAAATTCATTACAAAAAATGGTAGAAAAAGAGAGACTATTAAAAGACTAATGTCAGTTTCAGCACCTCAAATGCTTGGTAGTTTATCAATACTAGAATATTTACAAGGCTATGCTGATGGAAAATTCAGAATGAGATTAGAACACGAGATAAATAGGGTGATAGGGATATGATAATTGAAGTAGAGAAGCTAATATTTGACTTCTTAGTAGAGAAATTGAAAGATAAGAAAGTTACAGTATATCATGGGTTACTGCCTGAAATTAATCATGAAGATAGAGAAGAAGGAAAGAGTGAGAAAGACCTCTTTCCTTTTGCTATTTTAAGGGTTACTAAGTTTGAGCAGACAAGAAATGGAATTGATAACTATGATGTACCAGTAGATTTAGAAGTGTGGATAGGCACTAAAATGGAAGATGAGAAAGATTACCTAAGTAACTTATCTATTGGAGACTATTTGAAAAAGGAGTTTCTGAATGAAAGTACAGTAGATGGAAAATTTGCTGTGGATCAATCTTTTCCATTTTCTATAGAATACTTTACTGCAGAATCAGAGCCTTATTTTTACTCTGTTTGTAGATTTAGAGTATTTGGAGTACCTGACACATCAGAAGTAGTTGAAAGAAAAATCGCAAAACTACTTGGAAGGGGATAGCATGAAAACATATATTTATGTAGGTAAAAAGTTAGATTTACCTGAGTTTCTCTTTGTTAGAGGGACTGTATATTTTGGAGAAGAAATTGAAAAACTTATTGAAAAATATCCACTACTTGGGAGATTATTAATTCCTGTAGAAGAGTATCCAAAAATCAATAAGGACTATCAATATTTTGATTCTATTGTTGATGAAATAAAAATTTAAAAAATTTCTCTTGACTTTGTAGCAACAAGATGTTATTATAATTTTGTAGCAACAAAGTGAGGTGATTTTATGAAAGCTACCGATAAATCAAGTTCTAATAAAGATTATATGCTTAGAGTTAGGATGGATAAGGAAGTTTTAAAGAAATTAGATGATATTTCCATTGATAAAAATAAAAGTCGTTCTGAAACTGTAAGAGAATTAATTGAAAATGAATTTGAAAAAATTAAAAAATAAAGTATTGCTACACCGTCCAAAGTTCACAATACTTTATTTGCCAAGAAGTTTCCCTCTTATGAAATCTATTATATCATAAGTGGATACTTCTATCAATTATAAATTTTGAATGGAGGTATTTTTATTATGTATGCAAATATGGAAAAAGTAATCAAAGAAAGTAGAAAACACTTAACAACTCATTATGATATGACATTTGACCAATTAAATGATATTAGAGATAATTCAAAAGGTATCTTTGAAATGATAGGAACAGCTTTTATGTTTGGATTTGGTCAAGGTATGAAATATCAAAAGAAAAGAGGTAAGGTGAATAAAAATGGCAAATAATTTGATTACAAAAAGTGAAATAACAAGTTTGGAATTATTGGCTGAAATAAATAAGTTTAGAAAAGAAGAAGGAATTAAAAAAGAACTTCTTCATAAAACTTTATTGGCTATAATTAGAGATGAATTTTCTGAGGAAATCACTGAGCAGAAAATTTTGCCCAGCTCATACAAAGATAAATCAGGACGTACAGTCCCTATGTTTATCTTAACTTTATCTCAAGCAAGACAAGTTTTAGTAAGAGAAAGTAAGTTTGTCAGAAGGGCAGTTATACATGTCTTAGAAAAGTTAGAAAATCAAGGACTAGAAAATAAGGAACAGAAGAAACTGTCATTTCAAGTACAAGAAATTAAACCTACTACTTGGAGAGGACAGCCAGTACTAGAACTTCAGCAATTATCAAAAATGATAGGTGTGCCTGATGTTAATCTTCATTGGTATGCAAAAAGAAAAAAACTTACCTTAAAATTTGATAATTTAAAAGCATATAAAGAAGAGAATTCTAATAAAAATTATTCATCTGTTTCAGCTATAAGTCTTTTATACAAGCCAAATGTTATATCAATATGTAAAAGATATGGGCTTTATAACAAATATAAAGATTTCATAGATAATTATTTTAAAACTAATAATTTGGTTGAATATAAAGGTAAAGCAAATGATGAGTTTGAACATTTGATAGCTGAAGCAACAAGAATAAAAGCAAACTTGTTAAAAGAAAAAGCAGAAATAGAAGAAAAATTAACGAAACTAAACAAAATGGGATTAACTAATTAATCAACACCAAGAGGAGTATAAAAGCTCCTCTTTTTTATTATAAATTAAATTTTAGGAGGTAGAAATGGGTTATAAACATGGTACATACCAACAAGAAGGGGCTACAGCCTTTCAATTACCTGTAGTTTTAGATTATGGGCATTTTATAGTTGGAACAGCACCAATTCATAAAGTTAAAGCAGAAAACAGAAAAGTCAATGAAGTAGTGAGAATAGGGACATATCAAGAAGCTATCCAATACTTTGGAGACACTTATGATTTAGATTTCTCTATATCACAAGCTATCAAAGTTTTCTTTGAGCTGTATGCTGTTGCACCGCTTTATATAGTTAATATTTTAGATTTAACTACACATAAATCAGAAAAGAAAACACTTGCTAATAAAGCACTTGAAAAAGGAAAAGTGCTAATACCAAGTCACAAAGTAATTCCAGAATCTGTAGTAGTTAAAAATGCAACAGGAAAGCAAGTTATATCCGATGCAAGAACTGTTTACACAGCAGAAGGATTAGAAATTTATGCAACTGTAGCTGGAAATAATGTAGATATAGAATACGAAGAAGTAGACTTATCTAAAGTTACAAAAACAGAAGCTATAGGTGGATTTGATAGTACAACAATGAAAAGAACAGGGCTAGAATTAGCAAACGAAATTTTCTTGAAATATAGTGAATTACCTGCTTTTATAGATGTTCCTGATTTTTCTCATGAAAGTGATGTTGCTGCTATTATGGAAACTAAAGCTAAAACGCTGAATGGTGGAATGTTTGAAGCAATAGCATTAATAAATGCTCCAGCTGATAAGAAGTATAACGAATTGGTTGAATGGAAAGAAACTAATAATATTTTAAGCAATGACCAAGTATTGCTATATGGAAAAATCAAACTTGCTGGAGAAGTTTATTATCAATCTATACATTATGCCGCTTTATCAATGAAAGTTGATGGAGAAAACAATGGTGTTCCAAGTCAAGGACCATCTAATTATTCGTATAAAATGGATGCTTTTGTATGGAAAAATGCAAGTGGAAAATATGAAGAAGTTAGATTAGATAAAGAGCAACAAGCCAATTTCTTAAATAAAAACGGTGTTGTTACAGCTATAAACTTTAAAGGTTGGAGATGTTGGGGCTCTGAAACAGCTAAGAATCCTTTAGCAACAGACCCAAAAGACAAGTACATTTATGGTCGTAGAATGTTCAAATACATTGGAAATGAACTAGTTATATCATATTTCAACAACGTAGATAAAAAGTTCAGTTTAAAAATGGCTGAAACAATGAAAAAATCTATGAATATTAGATTAAATGCTCTTGTTGCTGCAGACCAACTATTATCTGCTAAAGTTAATTTCTATGCTGAAGATAATAGCTTGATAGATATCATAAATGGAGATATTACTTGGACTATAGAACTTGGAATAATACCAGGAGCAAAATCTATAACTTTCAAGAAAGTTTATGATGTTGATGCATTACAAAAATTTGCTGAAAGCTTAACAGCTTAATAAGGAGGGAAATAATGGGAAGAAAACAAATACCTAATGCTCTAATAGATGCCGAAACATATTTCAATGGGTCTAATAACCTTGCTGGAATATCAGAGGTAGAATTGCCTAATATTGAGTATGACACAGTCACATCTGAGCAAATGGGATTGACTGCTGAACTAGAAGTTCCTTTAATGGGACACTTTAAGAAATTAGAAGCTAAAATCAAAATGGATTGTGTTGATGAGTCAGTACTAGAAATCAACAATGAAAAATCTATTCTGATTGAATGTAAAGGTGCAGCTCAAGCTATGAACAGAGAAACTCACAGTGCTGATGTTTATGGAATAGATGCGACTTTCAAAGGTTTAATTAAGAAAATGGACGGGCTAAAAATGAAGCCTAGTGGAAAATTAGAAACATCTATCGATTTATCGGTGACTTATTTCAAGCTTGAAATTGGTGGAAAAACAGTTATAGAAATAGATGTACTTAACAATGTAAATGTAATACATGGACTTGCTAACCAAGCAGTTAGAAAATATTTAGGATTAAATTAAGGAGGACTTAAATGAAAGTAAAGTTATCAAAAACTTATAATTTCGGTGGAAAAGAATTCGATGAACTAGACATAAATATTGAAGAAATGACAGGAAGAGATTTCATGCAATGTGAAAAAGAATTCAAAGCCAGAAATAAAGATGCTGGAGCTGTAAAAGAATTAGAAGACTCTTGGGCAATAACTGTAGCAGCTAAATCTGTTGGAGTTAAGTACGGAGACTTACTTAATCTTGTATCAATAGATTACTTGAAGGTTGTGAACGGGGTAAAGCGTTTTTTGAGTCAAGGTTGGGAAGACAAAGAGGCTCAGAAGGATACTACAGTGGAGGCAACAGAGGAAACTGGTGCTTAATCTATCTAGATATGATAACAGAGCTTTTAAGAGTTCTTAATTATTTTAAAGTTAATGTAAGCTACGATTCTATGTTGGATTGTAGCTTATATGAACTTGACTACTGGATAGCTAGAGCAAACAAGTTTGTAGAAGAAGAGGAAGAAAGACAAAATAAAGAAGATAAAAAAAAGAGGCTATGACTAGCCTCTTATTCGTTTTCTTTTATAAAATCAGCTGGAATTATGAAAAGAAGAAGAAGATATGAAACTACAATAAAATAAAATATNCAATGATAATTAAAAGGAGGTGGGGTAGATGGCTAAAGACATGAGTTTAATTTGGCAGATGGGCGTTGCTGGAGCAAGTGAAACTATGTCTATTTTATCTAAGGCAGCTAAGTCTTTAAATGAAGTAAAAGATTCTACAGAAGATTTAGTAAAAACACAAAAGAAGTTAGAAGGCTTAGATAAAGTTGCTGAGGCATACAAAAATGCTAACTCTGAATACAATAAAGCAGCTAAGAATTTAGAACAGCTTAGAAAAGCGTACGCTAAATCTAATAATGTTACAGCAGAATTTAAAGAGCAAGTTAAGAATGCAGAGAAGCAAGTTGATAAACTAAATAAGCAAAAAGAAAGGCAAAAACATGTCTTTGAAGCAGCGAGAAGTGCTTTAGAAAACGAAGGAATTAAGCTAGAAGGTTATAAGAAAAAGTTAAAAGAAGTTAATGAAGAACTAAAGAAGCAAGAGAAGTTGAAAAAGGATCTAAGTAAAGCACAAGCTATTTCAGATATGGGAGATGCGTTTTCTAAAAAAGGAAGTGAGCAACTTAGGAGAGGTGCTGCAACAGGAGCTGCATTAACTGTTCCAATTAAATTCTATATGGATGTAGAAGAATCTCAAGCAGATTTAAGAAAAATTCTAGGTAAAGAAGCTGAAAAATACTATGATGATTTAGCTGAATTATCTAAGAATGGTCCTTTGTCTCAAATAGAAATTAATGAAATAGCAGGAAGTTTAGCACAGTCAGGGATAGCAGGAGAAGACATAGTAGCTTACTCAGACATGGCTGGAAAAATGAAAGTGGCTTTTGATATTTCTACAGATGAGGCTGGAACATTTTTGGCCAAAACAAAAGAGCAATTAAATTTATCTAAAGATGAGCTTTTCTCATACATGGATACTCTTAATATGCTGTCTAATAACTACTCTGTTACAGCTGCACAACTAGCAGATGTATCAGCAAGAACTGGAGGATTTGCTAAGTCTATAAACTTATCTAAAGAATCTAACATGGCATTCGCTACATCTCTTATATCAGCTAACGTAAGTGCAGAGCAAACAAGTACTGTATTAGGAAAATTGTATTCTGAACTTTCTCAAGGGGCTAATACTAAGAACAAAGCTGATGCATTAAAATACTTAGGATTTGACCCTCAAACAATAAACAAAGAAATGGCTGAAAATGCTGAAGGTACTATCTTAAAAGTACTAGAAAAAATTAAAAACTCTAATGTCGCAGACAAGTCAGCATTGATTAGTGATATCTTTGGAAGTGATAAATCTGTAATCAACGGATTATCTGTGTTATCAGAAAACTTAGATGGAGTTAAGGAAAAATTAGATAAAGCGAAACAAGCTGTATCTGAAAATGAAAGGGTTAATGGAGAGTATGAAGATAGAATAAATACATTATCTAACCAACTAAAGATGTTTAGGAACAATGCTTTTAATGCTCTTGCCGACATTGGAAAGAGCATAGCTCCAGAGCTTAAAGAAACATTAAATACTTTAAAAGAATTTGCAGGAAAGATAGCTAATTTCATAAAAGAAAATCCTAAGCTAGTGGCTTTTATAGTGAAGATGGTTGCTGGATTTGCTGCAATGAATTTAGGAATGGGGGTTGCTAACAAACTGTTATTAGGGCCATTTGCAAAAGGTGTAGGTTGGTTATATAAGTTTGGAGCTTTTAAGAGTAAAGGTGGAGTATTCTTTGCTTTAAAGAAAATGTTCCCACTAGCTAGTAAACTTTTTGGAACATTCGTAAAAATAGGGACTTTTATAGGTGGTAAATTCATAGGCATTATAAAAATGGTTGGTTTAGCATTAAAAGCTGCTTTTGTAGCTAATCCAGTCGGGCTTATAATTGCAGCTATTGTAGCGGTTATTGCTATTTTTGTCCTACTTTATAAGAAGTGTGAATGGTTTAGAAAAGGAGTAGATAAAGCTTGGAAAGCTATAAAAGAAGGGTTTAAAGCTACTTGGACTTGGATAAAAAATAAATTTCACGCATTAATGGAGTTAGGAGCTAAAGTATGGGCTAAGATTAAAGAGTATAAGGCTCTATTTATACCATTTATAGGTATTTTTGTAGTATTATATCAAAAATGTGAGTGGTTCAGAAATGGAGTAAATGCTGTATGGAAGGCTATAAAAAATGCTTTCACTAATACATGGCAATGGATAAAAGATAAATTCAATGCTTTACTTGAAATAGGATCTAATGCATGGAATGGACTAAAGAATAGTGCTACTGCTATCATAGACAAGATTAAAGAAGCTTTTAGTGGATTCTTTGACTGGATAAATAAAAAATGGGAAAGCCTTAAAAACTTTGGTTCTAAATTAAATCCTTTTAACTGGTTTAAAGGAGATGGAGAAGTAGCCCAAAACTACTCAGGTACTAACTACTTCGGTGGAGGACTTACCTCTCTTGCTGAAAGAGGTGCTGAACTTGTAGAAATGAACAATAGCTCTTACTTAGTAAATTCCCCAACTATGGCTAATTTACCTCGTGGAGCTAGAATTCTTAATAATTCACAAACTAGAAGTTCTTTATCTTCGAGAGTATCATCTTTAAAAGATAGAATTAGAAGTATTTCAAATGACTCAAGAACCATAGTTGGTGGAGATACAATAACTATCAACATCAATGGCGGTTCTGGAAGTGCTCCAGATATTGCTAGAGAAGTTGAAAGAGTACTTGAAAAAATACAAAGTAAGAAAAGAAGGACGGCGATAGTATGAAAAAAGTAAAAGTTTATAAGACAGTCAGCGGTGATACATGGGACTTGATAAGTTATAAATTATATGGTTCTGAGCAGTATTTCCATCAACTTATGAGAGCTAATCTTAATTTATTATCTATCGCCGTATTTGATTCTAATATACCTATCATAGTACCTGAAATTACACCTATCGCAAGTGCTGTAGAAACATCTAAACTACCACCATGGAAAAGATAATGTAACAATATTGATTTTATGTATAGTTTATAGTACAATAGGTATTATAATTTTATTAGGAGGGAAAAATGTTAAAAAAATTATTTTTATTTTTAGTACTTATTTTCTTTATTGGCTGTGGATCTGAAAAAGCTACAGAAGCCCCACAAGAGCCTGTAAAAGAAGATAATTCTAGTATGTCTGTAGTAATTACAGATAAGAAAACTGGAGACACTTGGATACAAATACTAGTACCCGATGATGCTACGGATATTCAAATAGGTGAAAAAATGGCAGATTATGTTAAAAAATATCTTGATGATGGGATGAAAGATTTCGTAATCCAGGCTTATGGAGACCAAAGATTTTGGAATAAGACATCTGGAACACATGGGTATACTATAGTTAGAAATGGTCAAAATGTTGAAAGCTATTCACAAGCTAGAGCATATATCCCATCTGAAGATGAGAAAGAGTTGTATCTTGAGTATTATCACGCTGTTACTAATTTAATCGATACTGGAGAAAAAGAAGAAACAGCAAAGCAAACAGTTCTAAACATTTTAACTAATAGACTAAGTAAATCAGAGCAAGAAATAAAAGATATTCTAGCTAAAGTAGATGACTACTTAGATTTAAAAAGTGCTAATGTGAAAGCTCAAGGCACTAGTAAAGATACAAATGAAGTAAGTTATGCAGATTTTAAAAAAGTTAAAGGTTTTGAAGACTACATAGCAGAAAAAGGAGAAGATATAAATGATGAGTCTATAAAATCATATCTAAAAGAAGAAAAAATAGACTTAAGTGTAGAAGAGTTTAAAGCTTTACAAGAAAAAGTTACAGAATGGGATAAAAATAGAAATAAATAAAATCTGAAATCTAAGAGCAGTGTAAAAGCTGCTCTTTTTTTATTGCAAAAGGAGGCTGATAGAAATGGGATAGCGAGAAATATAAAGATATTAGTTTTCTATGAAGGTGTAGATATTACAGAAGAAATACAGCCTAGTATCTCTTCTATGACTTACACAGATAACTCAAAAAATGCTGTAGATGATTTAGAGTTAGACCTGGAAAATTTAGATTATAGATGGCTCAACGAATGGTATCCTGATGAGAATTCAAGACTCTTAGTGGGGATCCAGCAAAATGAAAATGGGATATCTAAGTTCTTAGACCTTGGAATTTTCTACGTTGATGAGCCTACTTTTAATAATCAAAGACTTTCTCTCAAATGCTTAGCATTACCTCTTGACCAAACTATTAGAGAGCAGGTTAACAGTGTTGCGTGGGAAAAAATAACTCTATCAGAACTTCTATCTAAAATAGCAACTAAGCATGAACTAGATTATGAGCTACATTGTGATAATGCTTTCTTTGATAGACTAGACCAAGATAGAGAAACAGACTTAGGTTTTTTAAATAGAGTTCTATCTGAAACAGCTCTAAGTTTGAAAGTTACTGATGATAAGCTAATAGTCTTTAATGATGATGCATTAATTGATAACGATAATATCGATATCTTTAATATTAAGGATTTTCGTATTAGAAGCTTTACACTAAAGAAGAAAAATCAAGGCGTTTACGACAAAGTCGAGGTTAGTTATTATGATGCAGATAAGAAGAAGCACATTGTTGAGACAATTACAAAAGAAGAACTTGAGAAAAGAAATGAGGTAAAAAATGCTTGATGATGGAGGATATATAGCTTTTAAAGAGAAAGCAGATAAAACAAAAACTAAAAAAAGAGTTAAAAAAGTTAAGATAAAAAAGATTAAAACTAAAGGGAAATCTCAGGCTAAGAAAGTGGCTGAGAAAACTTTAAAGGACAGTTTAAAGCAAGAGTACTCTATAAACTTAACAGTTGATGGAGATGTTAAATACTGTGCTGGTTGCATTATAGAACTAGATGATAGCTTTGGTAGATTTGCTGGGAGATATGTAATCGATAAAATTACTCACAACATCGATGGAGACTACACTTGTGATATAGAAGCTTTTAAAGTTGGTGCTAGACAAAATGCAGAAGAGAGAGCAAAAGCAATTGATAAAGCTAAAAGAGATAAGGCAGAGAAAGAAAAGGCTAAAACTGCAAATACAAGAAAAAAAGAAAGAGAAACAAAAAAAGCAAATAAGACTAAAAATAAAAAGGTGGTGAGTAAGAATGCAGGATATCTTGAAGCAAGGGGAAGTAAATGATATAGACATAGCTAATGGTAAAGCAAGAGTTATTTTTCCAGATAGGGATAATAAAATCTCAGATTGGCTAAATATCTTGGTTCCATTCTCAGAATCACATTCAGATAATTATCATCTCAAGGTAGGGCAAACAGTCATAGTCTTATCATTACCAGATATGATGGAGCAAGGGTACATCTTAGGGTGTCCTATGAGACCTTCACCAATTTCTGAAGGTGAAGTAAAAAGGACATTCTCAGATGGCGGATTCTATTCCTATAAAGATGGAGTTTTGACATTATCACCCATCACAAAAGTAGTTATTACAGCAGATGTGGAGATTAAAAAGACACTAACAGTTGATGGAGATACTACTTTTAAATCTAATACAGATACTAAAGGTACTGCCAAATTAGGAAATATTAATCTTAATGAGCATACTCACTCAGGAATACAGCCTGGAAACAGTAATACAGGAGGTCCATCATGATAGGAAGTTTGGGAGATATAATTTTTTATGCTAGTGACTTGAATGTATTTTCTTTAAAGAAAGAATTATCAAGGAGTAGAAAAGCTAAAATAACTCAACATGAGCCCATCTATGGTATTGGTAAAGTGAGACAACAAGGTAGAGAACTTATGGAAGTTAGCTTATCAATAGAATTGATAGCAGGACTTACTAAGGCTCCTAGTCTACATTTACAGATGTTAAAAGATTTTATGGAGTTAGGGAAATTTGCTCCTTTAATTCTTGGGTATCATGTGATAGGAGAGTTTCCATTTTTGATAACTGGAATTGAAGAAACACTATCTCATTTCAATGCCGCAACAGGAGAGTTTGATTATATCAATTTGGATATAACCCTATTGGAGTATGTAGATGACCCTTTACAGTATCAAAAAAAGATAGAGTACAGACAAACTGCTAAGACTATCCTCGGAGTTGAGTATGAGGGCACTGTAAAAAATCTACAAAAGAAGGTGTTTAAACTATGATATTTTCTATAAATTCTAGAGATGAAATAAACTATAACCCACAAAATGAGATAGAAGATGTAGTAAGAAATGTACATATGATACTAAGAGTTACAAAGGAAGAACAGCCTCTAATGAGAGAATTTTCTTTAGATAGCGATATGATAGATAAAAATATTCCTGTTATTAAGAATAAGCTTATAGGCTTACTAATGACTAATTTAAAGAAGTATGAACCAAGAGCACTGCTTAAAAATTTAGATTTAAAGTTAGAAAATAACGATTTAGAAATAATGCTAGAAATAGAGGTGATTATATGATAGATGATACTTATGAAATATTAGATGCAAATGCTGAAGAACTGAGACAGCAAATGCAAGAAAAGTTTGAAGAACTTAGCGGACGTCAAATCTCTAAGTACTCTCCAGAAGGGCTTATCTTTGCTAGTGTTGCATATCTAATAGCAATGAGAGAAGAAAATTATAACGATAATTTAAAGCAGAATTACTTAAAATATGCTAGAGATTACAGATTAGACTTGTTGGGAGATAGGTATGGAGATAGAGGGTTAAGACTAGAAGAGCAATATGCTAAAGCTACTTTTAGATTTTCTATCATATCTGCTAAACAAAAGAAAATAGTTATCCCAAAAGGAAGCTTAATCAGATATAATGACCTTTATTTTGAGACAAATGAAGAGTATTCTATTGCAGAAAATACCTTATTTGTAGATGGAATTGCTACGTGCAAAACACCAGGAACAATAGGGAATAATATCCCTATAGGTCATATCAACGCAATGGTTGACTTATATCCTTACTTTTCTAAAGTAGAAAATATCACTATTTCAAATGGTGGAACAGACCTAGAAGAAGATGAAGTATACAGAGAAAGATTAAGACTTGTACCTGACTCGTTTTCTGTTGCGGGTTCAGTTGGGGCTTATGTGTTTTGGACTTTATCAACATCTCCAGAGATAGTTGATGTTACTGTTAAGAGTCCAAACCCTTGTGAAGTTGATATCTACGTACTTACAAAAGATGGAGTTCCTTCTGAAGAGTTGAGAAACCAAGTATTAAAAGTTGTAAACTCAGATGAAATAAGACCTTTGACAGATAAGGTTACTATAAAAAGCCCTGAAGTTGTAGATTACAAAGTTGAATTTGATTATTACATAAATAAAGCAGATGAAAACAATATTAATTTAATAAAAGCTAAAGTACAAACAGTAGTAAATGAGTATGTAGAATGGCAAAAAAATAAGTTAGGTAGAGATATAATACCTGACGAGTTAATCAAAAGATTAAAGCTCGCTGGAGTAAAGAGAACAGTCATTACATCTCCAGTTTACAAAAAGCTAGAACCTCACCAGTTTGCTAAGTGTAATGCTAGTATAGTAGTCAATTATTTAGGAGTTGAAGACATATGATATTAATAGATGACTTGAAATTAACAGACATTGCTGCAGTATCTACTTTAGATGATGCGACAACAAAATGGATATATGAATCTATAGACTATGTCTTGAGAGGTAGAAACTCTATCATAAACAGCGAATTAAAAAAGCTAGAGATGATAGATTTGATGAATGAGCAAGAGATTAATATGCTGCTGTGGGAATACTCTATCTACACTAAAAATGCAACTCTTGAAGAAAAGAAAAAGATAGTTAAAAGAGCTATATTTTCTAAAATTAACATGGGTACAACTAAGGTATTAAAAGATGTGTGCGGTCTGTTGTACAAAGGGTTTGATGTAAAAGAATGGACTGCTTACAATGGTAGACCTGGAACTTTTAGAATATATACAGATAAGAAAATAGTAGATCCTAAAGAGTACAGAGAATTAATGGAAAATATAGAAGCTAACAAGAATGTTAGAAGCCACTTAGACTACATAGAATTAAAACAAGTAAACACCTCTAATTACTACATATCTGGCTTTAAAGAAATGACTTTGTTGGCAACTAAGGAAAATAAAAAGAAAGACTTTACTGTAAATAGCAATATTTACATAAAAGCATATAAGCAAATAACAGGAGGTATGACTAAATGAAATTTAATGGGATAACTAAAAAAGGTAGAGAATACTTGGCTAAAATTCAGGCAGAGAACAAGCCGATTAACTTTGCTAAGATTAAAATAGGCGATGGTAGACTAGACAACTACGATAACCCTGCAGAGCTAGAACATTTAATTAATCAAAAAGTTGAGAAAGGAATATTAACCCTAAACCAGGGACATGACACAGTTATTTTAACAACAAATATAGATAATGTAAGTCTTAGAACTGGATACTATCCAAGAGAAATAGGAGTATTTGTCAACGATAATGGGCAAGAAATCATGTACTATTACATGAATGATGGAGATGAAACTTCTTGGATACCGCCTGAGACTGACGGACCATTTAAGATAGAATTGAAACTTAACTTAATTGCATCTAATGCTCAATCTATTGTAGTGGAAGGAGTTGGAAAAGATCTATACATCACAAAAGAATTCTTAGAAACTAACTATACACAAAAAGGTGGGTACACAGGAACAGCCCAAGAGATAGATGATAGAGTAGTTTCTGCACTTGGAAAAGAAGATGGAA